CGCGCGACCCCACCCATACCCCACCCCCCAGATATGCGCGATGGTTCCATCGCCGCCGTATACACTAGGAAACTAATAAACGACACAAAGTTTTCCCAAATCTTATACTTTCCCCCGCCCATTTTATTAAGAACGAGGCTTGTCCCACCCCCTATGTTTTCCTTCGCCTAAACAAAAAATATTTCACAAAAATTTTCTAAAACTCAGTTACTAATTTAACAACCCTTTACATTCTTCCAACACCTGCTATATTCCAGAGAATTCTGTTAGGCCACAGAAAGCCAATATGAATACCCTTATCCCAAACATCGAGGATGACATTCCTCTCCCAGCCTCAGCACTTGAGGCGATGCCCGACCTCACCCCGCAAGAAGAGCTAGACATGCGGGCGCGTACTATTAAGTTAGTTGCTGACCTAAATAACAAGCCAATCGAGCCCTCTGCCGAGCATATGGATCAGGCAAGGCAAATCGCACACCAGATGATCCACAACCCTGCCCACAGGCCAGAGTTCGCGAAGTACCCTAATGAAGTGATGGCCTACCTAGCGGGCATGGTGGCTCAAAGCAACTGCATGATTGTTGAAGAACTGTCCGATCTGAAACTATATGTAGTTAATAAGCTGGTTGCCGAGATCGAAAACGCCAAAGACCCCAAGGCGCGGATCGCAGCTCTAAAGAGCCTTGGTGAAGTAGACGGTGTGGACGCATTTAAGAAGCGTTCTGAAGTCACCCATAAGGTTCAAAGCTTAGAAGAAGTAGAAAGAGAGCTGATTGAGACCTTAAATATGCTTGAAGATCAGGTCATCGACGTCGAAGTACGCGAAACGGGGGCAGGACTTGGCGCTTGATGCACTTAGATTGTCCCCCGCAGACCTAAATAAGCTGCGGGCAAAGCTTCCCACGATGCCGGAGAAGCAAAAACGCCGTACTGCCGAGCTATTAAAGAAGTACAAAGAGGAAGTAACCCGCGAAATCAGCAAAGAAAGCTTCCTTGACTTCGTAAAACACGTCTATCCGGGCTATAAAGTGGGCCCACACCACTATAGACTGGCAAAAATCTTCGAAGATATTGCCGCTGGACACAAAAAACGGGTGATTGTGAACATCGCCCCCCGTCACGGCAAGTCTGAACTCATCTCTTACCTCGCCCCCGCGTGGTTTTTGGGTAAATACCCCCAAAAGAAGGTCATTATGGCCTCTCACACGGCTGATTTGGCTGTCCAGTTCGGTCGTAGGGTGCGAAATCTCGTTGGATCGGAGCCATACCATGACGTTTTTCCGCAGATTGAGCTACAGGCGGACTCAAAGAGTGCGTCAAGATGGGGAACGAACTTCGGAGGAGAGTATTTCGCCATTGGGGTGGGTGGTGCTCTGGCTGGGCGGGGTGCTGATCTATTTATTATTGACGACCCCCATTCTGAACAGGAAGCCAAACTGGGACGACCAGAGGTGTTTCTACCTGCATGGGAGTGGTTCCAGTCAGGGCCAATCCAGCGTCTTATGCCGGGTGGGGCGATTATCGTAGTGATGACCAGATGGAGCAAACTTGATCTTACTGGGCAAATTATCACGCAAATGGAGCGCAGCGAGGATGTGGATCGCTGGGAAGTGGTGGAGTTCCCGGCAATCGACGAAAACGATCAAGCTCTCTGGCCCGAATTCTGGCCGGTTGAAGAGTTGCTGGCGAAAAAGGCATCACTGGATATTCGATACTGGAATGCACAGTACATGCAGCAACCGACGTCAGAAGAGGGAGCGCTTATAAAGCGTGAGTGGTGGCAGATGTGGGAGAAGGATGACCCACCACAGTGCGAATTCGTAATTATGTCGCTTGATGCGGCACAAGAAGCAAACAACCGGTCTGACTTCAACGCCTTAACAACGTGGGGCGTGTTCTACAACGAGGAAGTCAATAACTACAACATCATTCTCTTGAACTCTATTAAGAAACGAATGGAGTACCCAGACTTAAAAGAGTTGGTGTTGGAAGAGTATCGTGAATGGGAGCCAGACTCGTTCATCGTAGAAAAGAAGTCTTCTGGCTCTGTGCTGTACCAAGAGATGCGGCGTATGGGTGTGCCAGTACAAGAGTTCACACCGGGCAAAGGACAAGACAAGATTTCCCGAGTAAACGCAGTCTCTTCACTGTTTCATAGCGGTATTGTGTGGGCACCTCAGAGGCGATGGGCGATGGAGGTGATCGAAGAATGCAACGACTTCCCATCAGGCATTAATGATGACTTGGTTGACTCGACTACGCTGGCTCTACTACGTTTCCGGCAAGGTGGGTTTATTAGACTGCATAACGACGAACCTGAAGAAATTCAGCTGTTCAAGTCGAAGCGCAACCGCGCTTACTATTAAGGACTACGCATGATTGGATCTACTTTTATGTATTACGAGCGGGCTATGCCGCCGGACTTTTGTGACTACGTTATCAAGAGTTTGGACTGGTCGCACGCTGGGACTGGCGCAACACAGGAAGAATCTGGCGAGGAATCTACAAGGCTTCGCAAGGTGAAGGTTTTGCCGGAACACTTAATGTCTCCGCTTGGCTCGGTCTGCAAAAACTACATGATCGATGGCAACAGCAGGACGCAGTGGAGCAAGTCAATTTGCGGCTTCGACATCCCACAGGTTCTGAAGTATGAGACTACAGACCACTACTGGTGGCATCACGACGTGCTCCCGCCTGTAGACGGGAAGCAACGGCGCGTCTCGCTATGTATGCTGTTAAATGACCCGTCAGAGTTTGAAGGCGGACAGCTTGAGATTAAAGACAAGACTGACAACGCACTAAAAAATAAAGGCGACATTATTGTGTTTGATTCAACCGCAATGCACCGGGTAGCCCCTGTAACTAAAGGTGTTCGCATCTCGGCTGTGTGCTGGGCTTATGGATTTTATGAGGATTAATCATGAGTATCGAGAAGGGTTTGTATGCAGCCCCTATGGGCTTAGAGCAGGAAGTAATGGAGCCTGATCTGGAGATTGAGATTGAAGACCCTGAAGAGGTGACGTTGCGCACTGACGGGTTTGAGCTTGAGATTGATCCAGAAGAAGCACCAGAGGACGAGTTCGAGATGAACTTGGCAGAAGAGCTGCCAGAGTCCGTGCTGTCTTCACTTGCTAGTGATTTGATTGAGGAGTACGAGGAAGACCTGTCCAGTCGCAAAGACTGGATACAGACGTACGTTGATGGCCTTGACCTTTTGGGGATGAAGCTTGAAGAACGGACAGAACCTTGGGCAGGTGCTTGCGGAGTTACACACCCTCTTCTATCAGAAGCACTCGTCAAATTCCAGTCGGAGACGATCATGGAAACTTTCCCGGCTGCTGGGCCGGTTAAGACGAAAATTATCGGTAAAGAGACTATTGAAAAGAAAGAGGCGGCTGAGCGTGTCAGAGACGACATGAACTACCGACTTACTGAAGAGATGCCTGAATACCGGCCTGAACATGAGCGTATGTTGTGGGGCTTGGGACTCTCCGGTAACGCATTTAAAAAGGTGTACTACGACCCATCGCTAGGACGGCAAGTATCGATTTATGTTCCTGCTGAAGACGTAGTTGTGCCGTACGGTACGTCAAGTCTAAGAACAGCAGAGCGCGTCACACACGTGATGCGTAAGACCGAGAACGAGGTTAGAAAGCTACAAGTTGATGGCTTCTATCGTGATGTTGATCTTGGCGATCCTATTGATACATACGGCGAGATTGAGAAGAAGATTGCTGAGAAGATGGGCTTTAGAATCACGACCGATAGCCGCTATCGCCTACTTGAGATGCAGGTTGATCTTGACTTGCCGGGCTATGAGGATGAGAACGGCATTAAGTTGCCATACATTGTAACTATAGATAAGTCGTCACAAGAAGTTTTGGCGATTCGTCGCAACTGGAAACCCACTGACAAGCTAAGAAACAAGCGGGCTCACTTTGTTCACTACGGCTACATCCCCGGCTTTGGCTTCTATTGCTTTGGATTTATCCACTTGATCGGAGCGTATGCAAAGAGTGGTACGTCTATTCTTCGTCAGCTTGTTGATGCAGGTACTTTGTCTAACCTGCCGGGCGGCTTGAAAACACGCGGTATGCGTGTCAAAGGTGACGACACACCGATCTCTCCGGGCGAGTTTAGAGATGTAGATGTACCGAGTGGTGCGATACGCGACAACATTTTGCCGCTGCCATACAAAGAACCGAGTCAGGTTTTGGCTGGATTGATGAATCAGATCATCGAAGAAGGCCGTAGGTTCGCTAATGCAGCCGAGTTGCAAGTGAGTGATATGAGTGCGCAAGCACCCGTAGGCACAACACTAGCGATTCTAGAAAGAACCCTGAAGATCATGTCGGCGGTGCAGGCACGGATTCACTACTCGATGCACGAAGAGTTCCGACTGTTAAAAGAGATCATTCGTGATTTCACACCACCA